GGATGATGCCGAAGGCCGGCGGGAAGTAGTTCTGCAGCACGCCGTCGGCGTAGACGCCGTACTGGTACTGCCGCGACTGGATCGGCCATTCCAGCTGGTAGTAGTCCTGCCGCATCTTCATCTGCAGGATGTTGGCGACGTTGGAGAGCGGATAGGGGATCGTGCGGCTGAAGAAGATCACCGTGCCCGGCGGCACGTTCGGGTGCAGCATGATCTGCACGAGCTGGCCGCCGCTCATGGTGTACTTGTTGAGGTAGCTGCCGACGATGGCGCCCGCGGTCGCGGTCACCGCGCCGACGCTGCCCTGCTCGCCATCGAGGTTGAAGCGGAACAGCGGCGTGCCGCCGCCGGTGATCACCTTGCGCGTGATGTTGAGGAGCTCCTGCGAGCTCACCAGCATCAGGTCCGGCGACACCCGGAAATTGTCCCAGAAGGATTTGAGCGCCGCGTCGATCTCGACCACGCCGCCCGCGCCATCGGCGGTGAGCGGCGTCCCGGTGCCGGGCGTGCCGGTCGGCATGGTCGCGATATAGGCGTTGGAGCCCGGCAGCTGGATCTGGGTCAGGAGCCCGTCGAATACCAGGTTGTTCTGGCTGTTGTCGGCGGCGGGCAATGAGGCCGCGGTCTGCGTGCCCGTCGCGGCCGCGGTGATCAGTGCGGAGTTGATGGTGGTGATAGCGCCCAGCACCTCCGAGCCCGCGGCGCCCCAGAACCAGGCGTAGGCGACGGCGCCGTTGACCGCGGCGACGCTCGCACGCAGCGAGTGCGTGCTGTTGCCGTCATTGGCCGTGGTGATGGCAGCGTTCGTCGATTTGCGCGCGGAGCCGCCGCCGTAAGTGTCGGTGGTGCCGTCGGCGTTGGTGCGCGAGATCGCGGTGGGAATGCCGGCCGCGATCGACGCGTTGAGGAAACCCTCGAAGCTGAGCGCCACCGAGATCACGCTCTGCGCGAGGTTGGGTCCGAGCGCGCCGCCCGTCGAGACGTCGCTTACCGTCGGCGTCGGCGTGGTGCCGAGCGCCAGGCTCTGGTTGCCGCCGACGATCAGCTTCTCCTCGCCGATCATCACCGAGCGCAACAGGCCCTCGGTCGCGCGGAGCCGCAGGTTGTCAAAGCCTTGGGCCGCGTAATCCGCCTCGAAGGTCACGCTGTCCTCCAGGCCGAAGCCCTTGTAGGCCGCGGTGAGGCTTTGCACGGAGGTCGTGATCGTGCCGCCGCGCCGGCCTTCGGAGACGCCGAGCGAGAGCCCGTTGATGTTGATCCCGGTGATCGCCCGCCAGTTGGTGGCCGTGCCGCCGCGGCCGGGGACGCGCGGGATCTGGTTGCGGAGCGGCGTGATCACGGGATAGAGCGTCTTGGCGCTCGGCTCCAGGTCGATGAAGACCAGGCCGGTCGCCTGGGTGAAGGCCTTGGCCAGCACGTCCTGGCCCGAGATCGGGTTCTGCTGTGCCTGCTTGATGAGCTCGAGCGTGTCGGTGGTGGTCGTCATGATGTCTCCTTGGCGAGGGCAATAAAAAACCCCGCTCGGAGGCGGGGCCATCGGTTTGGGCTCGGGCTTCGGCTTATCCGATGAAGCGGATGAGCCGCGCGTTCTCGTAGGCGCGACGGATCAGGGAAAGCGTGTCGCTGGTCTCGGCGGACGCGCGCGCCGGATGGTCCGCGGATTTGTCGACGGTGCGCAGCACCGCCTTCCCCGCCTCCGGCCGCTTCTCGAGCTCCTCGACGCGGCGCGCCAGCACGGAGTTCGCGGTCTCGAGCTCGGCGACTTTCCGCCTGGTACGGAGCAGTTTCGCCGCGAGCTCGCGACCCCCGTCCGCCGCCGCCTGCTTGTCGTCCTCGTCCGGCTCGGCCTCGCCGTCATCGGCATGCGAGCCCGGACACTCCGCGCCCAGCGCCGCGGCCGTGTCGTGGATCCCTTGGACGCGCGCCAAGTCCTCCTTGGAGTGCCGCGCGCCCACCTTGACCAGCACCTCGCGCTCGGCGCGCGCCGATTTGAAGACCGAGAAGACCGCGTCGGGATTGGCAGGGCGGTCCACCAGGCTGATCTCGGCGAGGTCGACGCCGGTGATCGCCTTGGGGTCCGCGGCGTCGCGGGCGGTGACGAAGCCGCCGATCGAGAAGCCCTTGTAGACGCCCTCGACCACTTTCTTCCAGGCCTCGTCGTCGACCACCTTGGCGCCGAGCCAGAGCCGCTTCTCGTCGATCGCCGCCTCCTTGGCGACGCCGACGGCGGAGGGCTGATGCATCTCGCGGATGTTGGCGAAACGCATGTAGTCCGGCAGCGCCGCCGCCAGCGCCTCCTTGCGCACCACCTCGCCCTGGCTGTCGAGCGCCTCGGTCGAGGCATAGCCGTAAACCATCCGCTGCTCCCGATCGACTTTGGCGAGCGGGAGATAAACCTTCATCTCGTGCATGTCGGTGTCCTTCGAGTGGTGATTAAAGAGTGCTCTTTGGCGCGTCCGCCGCCTTCCCCACATCCCTGAGCAGCACCGCGCCCTGGCCTGTGTAGATCGCGTTGCCGAATCCCACCGGCGCCAAGCCGAGCTCGGTCCGGATCTCGTCCACGGATTTGATGCCGGCGCGGACGTAGGTGTCGTTGATGCGGGCCTGCTCGGCGGGGTCGTCGTCCTTCTCGTCGTTCCAGACGAACTCGAGGTCGGCGTAGCCGAGGTGCCGGCCGATCACCTCGTCGAGGAGCCGCTTCACCCAGCGCAGGAGCGGCGTCAGGCCCTCGGTGAGCGCCGCCGCGCGCGTCGTCTGCGCGGTCGCGCGGTTGGTGTCGCGCACGAAGGGCGTCGGTGCCACCGAGAAGGCGAAGCAGATGACGCGCGCCAGCCACTCATCGTACTCGTCCTTCAGCATCGGTTCGCGCGTGAAGGTGGGCTTCATGCCCGCCGGCACGAACTTCGCGTGCCGGCGCGCCGCGGTGTTGCCTTCGAGCAGGCTGTCCCAATACTCCTGGAATTGCCGGATCTGGTCGGGGCTCCAGGTCTCGGGCACGCCGATCATCGCCTCGGGCACGTTGCCCTCGGTGTAATACTGCAGCTGCGCCACCTGCCGGCGGAGCGCCACGTTGACGGTCATCACGACCTGCTCGACCGGCGAGTAGCCGTAGATCTTGTGCGGCCGCGGATTGCGCGGGCGGTAGATGAGCTCGTCGGTCGTGTAGTCGATCGCCGGCATGCCCTTCAGCACCTGCTGATAGGCGACGTCAGGCGGCGCGGGCGTGCGGCCGCGCTCGTCGATCACGCGCTTGATGGTGGCGCCGTCCACCACCTCCAGCGCATAGAGCGCGCCGCCGCCGTCGCGCCGCAGGTAGAGCGTCGGCGCATCGATGACCAGCAGGTCTTCCAGCAACAGTCGCAGCCAGGTCTCGAAATCGTGCTCTCGATCCGGATAAATCAGAAAATCGCCGACCGCCTTCAACCGGGGATCGTCGACGCCGCTCTTCTTGCTGTCGCGCGGCCGGATCGTCCAATCGAGCTTGGAAATTTGATCTTTTCGGGTCTCGACCACGCACCGGAGCAGGTCGTACCCATCCGCGAGGCCGCGCAGGTCGGCGAAGCTCACGGTCTCGTCGGGCCGCGGCTGGATGCGCAGGTTGGCGCCGACGGGGAAGTCGAAGCTGCGGCCCGCGATGGCCGGCGGCGCCACCGGCGGCATCGGCTGCATCGGCCCGAACCAGTCCGTGGGCGCCACACCCGACACGATGTACCGGACGCCGGCCGCGACGCGACTCACAAGCCCCGCCTCGATCGCTGCCCGCCGCGGCTCGGTCATGGGTGTTCCTGTGGTCGAAGGAAAGAAAAGGATTCACCACAGAGACACAGAGAACACAGAGAAGCTAAGTGCACTCCCCGCCCTCACCCTCGATCGTCATGGCCGGGCTTGTCCCGGCCATCCACGTGTTCGTGCGCGAAAAAGGGAAAACGTGGATGCCCGGCACAAGGCCGGGCATGACGATAGCGGGAGTGATCCTCTCTCCGTGTCCTCTGTGTCTCTGTGGTGAACCTTTGAGTTACTGTTGCTCGCGCTTCTCGCGCGCGAGGCTCGCGTAATAGTCGAGCAGCCCCGTTCCGCTGGGCGCGATCATCAGCTCCGTGAGCGCCCAGACCAAGGCGTCGACGCGGTCGGGCGAGTCGCCGGCGCTCTCGCGGTCGATGTCGGCGGTGAAGCCGCACATCTGGTCTTCGAGCGCCGGGAAGGCGCCGCGGTGCTTGACCCGCCCCTGCTCGTAAAGCGCCGCCACCGGCTCCGCGCGCACCGCCTTGCCGCGGCTCGCGCGCACGGGTTTGTAGCTGAAGCTGCGATCGACCGCGCGGAGCGTGGCCTCGACCAGATCTCCGCCGTTGTTGACCTCGCCGATCACGCGATCGGCCTGGAATCTCCCATAGAGCGCGATCGCGCGCGCCGCCCATTGCTCCACGCGGAAATGATCGGACGCGTCCTCGAGGACATAGCCGATCCCGTCGGCGCCGAGGCCCGCGACGATGAGTCCGGTCTCGTCGGCGCCGGGCTTCGCGCTCACGGCGGGATCGATCGCGACCACGACGCGGCGCAAGGCCGGGATTTCCTGCACGCGCGCCGCCTCCAGCCGATCGCGGGTCCAGAGCGCGCCCGGCGTATCCTCTAAGAGCTCCGCCTCGAGCTCCTGCCGTCCGATCCGCGTGCCCTCGTAGCGCTTGACGATGGTCGAGAGGAATGCCGCCGGCAGGTTGGAGCTGTTGTCCCAGGTCGAGCCGCGGGTCACCACGGCGTGCGGGTCCTTCACCAGCTCGCGGATCAGCCGCGAGGGCTTCGGCGTCGTCGTGACGACCACGCGCGGGTCGGTCCCGAGCCGGAGCCCCATCAGCAGATTGTCCCACGCCTCCGGATAGCGCCAGGCCGCGAGCTCGTCGCACCAGGCGGCGTCGTGCTGCGGACCGCGGAGCGTTCTGGGCTCGTCCGCGGAGTAGCCCAGCGCCAGCGCGCCGTTGGGCCATTCGAGGCGGAGCCGCGTTGACTGGTAGTTGGGCCGGAAGCTCGGATGGGCGTTCGCAAGCAAGCCGCTCTCGCCTTCGATCATGACCTCGCGAACCGCTGCCGCCGTCGGCCCCACCAGCGCGATCCGCCCCGCTCGCTTGTCTTCGGCCTGGATGCGCACCCATTCGGCGCCGGTCCGCGTCTTGCCAAAGCCGCGCCCGGCCAGAAGTAGCCAGACCCGCCAGTCGCCCGCGGGCGGGATCTGAGTTGGCCTGGCCCAAGCGCGCCAGTCATAGAAGAACGCAGCGAGCGCTGCGGGATCAGGAATCTTCCGGAGAATCTCCCTCAGCGTCTCTGTGCTCAATGAGCCGAGCGTGCCGAGCGAGGATGAGTTCGCGGATGCGCTCGGCCGCTGCGCTGGGGCTCTCGGCGGGCTCTTGGCCTTTCCTGAAGAGACCGAGGTGACGCGCGAGCGCGTCGAGCGCCTTCTTCTTGTCATGGAGCTTGACCCTCGCATCCGTGCCATGGCCCGTGAGCTCCTGGACCGCCGCCGCCTCGTCATCGGAGAGCTCGGCAACGGTCTTGAGACCCGGCGCGTCTTTGGCGGTGAAATTCCGGATATCCGCGAAGGCGATCCGCGCGTATTCCCGCAGGACCCGATCGACCGTGATGCCTGTCCGCGCCGACCGATCCGCCATCGCCTGACGGACGGCTTCGCCGACCACGGGATGGCGCAGCAGCCGCGCGCCGCAGGACCCGGACTCCTTCTTCGAGAAGCCCGCCCGGATCGCAGCTTGGCTGGCGTTCACATCGATGAGATATTCCTCGACGAAGCGCTGCTGCCGCGACGTCAGCTTCCGTCTGCTGCTCATTGCGCGGCGCTCCGAAAAGCGAAAGGGCCCGGCGGTTTCCCGTCGAGCCCATTTATCGAGTGTGGCGATCTTATAGCAGATCAATCCGGATTAGTCAAGCGGGTAGTGTCTCAGTTTGACCTTAACCGCTCAAGCATGATCGGAGAGGACACGTGACAGGATGCATGGTGTGGGGCACACTCGCGTCATGCCTAAACGCTCAAGCAAGGGGCAACCTCGCCCCCGCGATCCCAACCAGCTCGCGAAGTTTGTGGTTGATCTCGCGACCGGGGAGTTAGATGATGTCAGCACAACCGACGGGAAAAACCCGGCGGCAGTCGCGTTGGGTCGGCTGGGGGGCAAGAAAGGGGGGCGGGCGCGGGCGGAGAGCCTTAGTGCTAAGCGGCGGCGAGAAATCGCACGCAGGGCCGCGAAACTCAGGTGGGCCGCTAAGTCCGAATAGAGCGGATGAAGAATGTTTATCGGGCGATCATGCATGAGTCGCAGCAGTTGCCCGAGACGCGGCGGACACTCTTCAATCAAATAGAGCGGGCGTTCGGCGGACGCGCACTCGTCAGTCTCTTTACGAGTTTCAATCATCCCGTCCAAATGGAGGATGGGGATTGCGATGCGCTAGAGGCGATCCTTCAAAAATTGGACCTGACTAAGGGCCTTACGCTCATGATCAGCTCGCCCGGTGGTAACGGGCTGGCTGCCGAGCGCATCGTCAATATGTGCCGAGCTTACAGCGGCACAAAGGAATACTGGGCTCTGGTGCCGGGGAAGGCCAAGTCGGCGGCGACCATCGTATGCATGGGCGCCAGTAAGGTTATGATGACCAACTCGTCCGAGCTCGGCCCCGTGGACCCGCAGATTTTCCCGATCGAGGATGGCAAGCGAAAAAGCTTCTCGCTGCACAACCTAGTTAACGGCTACGACAAACTCTTCAATGCTGCGGTGACCTCGACAGGCAAGCTGGAGCCCTTCCTTCAGCAGCTCCAACGTTACGATGACCGCGAGATCAACACCTATCGCGGCCTCATTGAGCTGGCGAAGGATATTGCCAAGAAGGTGCTCGGAAGTGGCATGATGGCAGGTAAGGATGCGGCGGCCATCGAAGCCGACATTCAAATCTTTCTTAACCCTTCCGCAGGCACATATGCTCACGGGCGCCCCATATTCATGA